GTAAATATGTAGTAGATCCACCTGTTGCAGTAGATGTGTCAAATTGATTATCTGCTGCATATCTATTTTGAGAATCAAATAATGTATAAGGTTGAGATACTTGTAATCTTCCAAATGCATCTAGATTAGTTCCACTAATGCTTACAGGTTGTGTAGTTATATTTATGATTTCACAAGACATTAGCAGCCAAACCTCATACTGAACCAAATAGTTCTTTCAATTTCTTGTTTTAAATCTTCTTGAAAAGAAAAGTTTAATTGGTTCTTTGTTGTCTCTAAAGCTTGTAAAACCTGTCTTTGATTATCTGGTGAATATTGTTCCGTTGGTTCTGGTATATATGCTGTAATCTTTGCCATTATCTTCTTCCATCACTTTGGATATCTAATCTAAATAGACCATATCTCCAGTTTTCATCTATTGCTTCATTTTCAATTTTAACACTTACTAATCTATTTCTAGCTCGTGTATCTACTTTAGTTGTATTTACATCAACTGTAAAGGGTCCGATAGTTTTAGGTGAATCAGCTGGATAATCTCTAGTTACTAATGTTACTTTTGCATTACCAGTTATATATTTAAAGTCAGGTACAAATCTTCTTATCTTCATTAAAAATTCTCCATCACCAGCTAAACCTTCTTCCGAACTGATATCAAATTCTCCAGATTCAACATATGCAGGAATAGCAACTTGAGTACCATCATAAGAAACTTCATTAGTTCCAATTTCATGTTGATAATAAAGAGATGCACCATTATTATTAGTTACTCCATTAATAATCGGGAATGTAGGTATATCTGTTGAAATCCATTTTGTAGCATAAGGTTTATCAAATGTTTGAGCATCAGCATAAGTTGTTCTAGCTAAAGACATAGTATACCAAGTTTGCTCTAAGAAATTAAACATAACACATCTATCTATTTTAGTTGAATTTGCTTTTGGATAGAACCACATTACTTCATTAAATAAACTATTGTGGTTACAATAAATAATATCTGAATATCCATAATTAAGACCTAAATTCCCATCATTTGTTGTAAATACAAAGTCAGAAACTAGTGATGGTAATTGTTTAACAGTACCATCATAAAGGAAAAATCCTCCACCATATCCCATCCAAAATATCGCACCTTGTACATAAATCATTGAATGTTGACCAATAGCTCCACAGTTTGTACCCACTTGTCTAACAGAGAATACAAAAGGAGGTCCTACAAATTGAATAACATAAGCTGCTTGATCGGTAAGTACAAAAATATAATCTTTACCTTGAACAGCTCCAACAATAAAATTACCAGTATCTAATCTAAATGTACCAGCAGTATTAGTTGCAGTTGGATTCCAAGTATTATAATCTTCTTGGTTTGAAAATCTTATAAACATTGGATCTTGTGTAGTTGGATCTCCAATAGTTGTTTCTGTTCCAAGACAAAATACATGTCTATCTCTATCTGAAACTATTGTCATAACGGATGCTGTTGGAGCATTTGCCATAACAGTTGCTCTTGTATTTAAACCATCAGATGGATTCCAAGTATATGTTTTTCCATTTTTAACTGTTGCAATTAATATTTGACCATAATTATCTAATGACCAGTTTGCAGGGGATAATATAACGGTAGGAGCATTAGATGCTTCACCCCAGGCAGTCCAAGTAGTACTATTTTTTACAATAGTATTATCTAAATGAGATGTTGCTATAGTTCCACCGGTTCCTCTTACACAACCTGTAAAATTTGTAGCCGTTTTTGCAGTGTAAGTAATTATTTCACTATTAACTATTATAGAACCTGATGAAGGAAAACCTGAAGTTGAATCTACAACAACAGTAGTTGCAGAATTATTAAGCGCTCCATTTAATTGATTTTGTATAACAGGATAAGTTGTTCCACCATAAGTTCCTGTTCCAAAACCATAACCAATTGTTTGATTTAATGGACCTACAAATATATACGGAGTTGTAGTTAATGAACCTCCAGCTGTAACACCAGTCCCTGTTTCTGTACTAGGCATTGTAACTGTAAATGTATCTGGAGTTGGAACTGTTTTTACTTCAAATGCATTATTTGTAAAATCAAATGCAGTAAAACTTGTAGTAGTAGGTCCTGGGGTTGTTACACTTGTAAATATAATATAATCACCAACTGATAAATTATGTGCTGTTTTATTAATAGTTACAGTTGCAGATCCAGTTGTTGATGTATAAGTGCAACCGGTTAAAGCTGTTCCAAGTGGAGTAATATCATAATAAGCACCGCCAAAATAAATAACTAATACTTTATTAGTTCCAATTGCAGCATAAGTATTTCCATCTAAATCTGTCCATGTTAACTGAGCCCTAGCAACACCGGCTAATTTTTCATACACTAATTCCTGCCATCCACCTATTTTTTCAGGATATCCATAACGAAAGCGCACGTAATCCCCGTCTATCCACTGCCCTTCAGCAGCTGTAGCGGTTTCTTGTTTATTAAATCCAGGTTTAATGGGTATCTTTTTTAAAGGCATACTTTATACTATATACGTATTTTTTATAAAATACACTCTATTTTGTGTTTAAGTAAAGAAGTTCTTTACTATATGCTTTTATATTAAAATGCATAAAACTAAAATCTTCTATGCCAAAATCAACTGAAAATTCATGCGGTAAAAAGGAATTAAAAAAAACAAATGTTCCAGGTTTAATTTCTTTATCCATAAAAAAAGGGTTTGCATTTGTATTTGATCCTCTCTGTTTTTCATGAAGATCACACATTAATTTTCCAGGTCTAGGATCATGAAAAATAGGGCAAGAAGTATTTTTTGATATATCTAAAAAATAAAAACCAGAAATATGTCCGTTCCAATGAGTGTGGGTATTGTGGTTTCCACCTCCGTCCTTAGAAAATTTTTGTACCCATAACTCATCTAATTTCATAAAATAATAACTCATATCATAACCTTGATTATCTAAAATATCATAACTTAATTGACATATAAAATTTGAAAAATCTTTAAACTCTGGTTGTCTTTTTAATTCATCAGATTGATGTGCAAAACCAAAATCAGCTGTTCCTAGTAATAAATTTTCACTTTTAACTTTATTTATATATTTTTTTGTATCTTCTTTTAATGCATTTAACCATCTATTATCATAAAGATAATATATATTAGATGCAAAAATTTCTTTTTTAATCAAATCCATAATTTAAATAAATGTAAATATACTAATTAATCTTCTATCATTTTTAGGAAATCTTAAACAATGAAAAAGAGCGTCTTTAACATAAACCAATTTATATTTTTCTGGTTTTATATCTTTTAATATTTTTTTATTTTTATTTAAATTAATTAAATTTGTTTGTTCATTTTTTGAAAAATCATAATCATAATCAAAAAAAATAGTCTCTCCATCAGAGTCGTTTAAATAAATTAATATTGAACTGTGTGGAACATAATGATCAATATGTGGTATACCCATATCTTCATTTTTTATTGGAAAAGTTAAATTAATACATGCTCTTAAATATTTTTTAAAAGATATATTATGTTTTTTTAAAAATCTATTAATAATTGGATCAAAAAAATTAATAATGTCAGATCTTATTTCTTGAGTATCTCTATCAATAATATTATGTCTCATATACGGACAGTTATCTCCAATAATTTGATAGGGATGCCAATAAAATGGAAATTCAGTACCTAATATTTCATTATTAATTATATTTTTTTCATGATCATTAATAATATCTTTATCTTCAATTATCATATTTAAATACACAATTTAAATTAAACCTTGAACATATGTCTGTAGGACCTACTCCCATATGTTTTTCATTACTTTTAAAAAGTAAAATTTCTCCTTCGTTACTTTTAAAAAAATTATTTTCATTTCCTATATATGTACCACCATTATTAGTGTTTAATGAATACACAAAACTATACATATTATCTTCTAAATAATCTTTATGAAATTCACCCCTAGATGATCTATTATAATAGTTCCACCAAAATCTAATTAAAGTAACATCTTTAAATTTTAATTTTTCTAAAATAGAAAATAAAATAATTTCAGCATACAAATTTAACTCTGACTCATCATTTATTTTTTTAAATAAATTATAAGATTCGTAATAAAATCCACCATCATACATGTTTGTTATCAATAATCTATTCGTTCGTTCTTTTTCTGATGACATATCAGAAGCTATTTTCCATTTTTGTAAATTAATCAATAAAGAAATTATTTTTAAATTTAATTGTTTGGGTAAATTTAATTCAAATTTTTGAATCATTTTAAAATCCTTGGAAATTTTTTTAATGTTTCTTTATTCTTTACCCATATAGGCAAATAATAAAAAACTTGTTCTTTGGGAAAATAATCTTCGTTTTTGTATACAGTTTGATTATTTTTATCTATGTTTTCTATATCCATCATTATATAATCATAATGTAAATTTTGTTTAATCAAGCTGGTATATTCATGAATATCTGTAAAAGGGTATAAATTTAAATGACCACATTTGGGTGAATTAAAATAAGAAAAAATACCGTCACTTTTTAAAAGATAGCTAATTCTATTAAAAAAATCCATAACATGATTATCTCTCCATGTATCAAAATATATGCCATCAAAAAGAGGTAGTATATGAAGATATTGTTGCCAAGTACCTTCTAAAATTTTAACATTTTTTTTATCATACCAACCTTCTTTTTTCATTTTATCTAAAATTTGTGGATGAGGTTCTATTATCCAATGGGTATGTGGTTGTTGTTCTTGAATAAAAGTATCTATAATACCCATTCCAAATCCAACATTTAAAATATCTCCTTTATTGACACATAAAGTTTTAGCAGAAACTTGCATGATAATTGTTTCCCAAGACATCATAATAGCGTTTTTATCTTCACTTAATATTTTATTTTTTTGAAATTCTAATTTTTCATAAATATAATTTTTTTCTGTCATTCTTTAAAATATAATTATTTATAATATAAATAATTTATTTACCTTCTACTTTAGATTCTATTTTAGTTGGAGTATTTTTAATATCTTCATTAAATTGAGCATTCCATTCTGCAACAATTTTAATTAAAGTATTTCCAAAATGTCTAAGTCCTTCATCAGATAAATGTAATTTTCCTTTAGTAAAAAGAACGTATCTTTCTTTCCATGAAAATTCTATATCACAAGAACCGTTAGAGTATTGTTTAAATTTCATATTTATATTCCTAAATCTATTCTTTTATCGTATTTAAAATCTTTGTATATACCATTTGCATTTACGTAATGTAAAAAACATTGTGATTGATAGTCTCCTTTAAATTCTTCTCTCCAATGTTGTAACTCCATCCCTAAATATACAACAGCTTGTCCATTTTTTAATATGATTTCTTTTCCATCCATATAAATTGGCCATTTAGTTCCATCTGAGTCTATCTGAACAGTTATGCTTATTTCACAAGATTCTCTATCTACATGTTTTTTTAATGTGGCAAATTTTGTATACATTCTCCAAAAAGAATAAGTAGGAAATAATTGAAGTCCTGATTCTGTCTCAACTAATTTTTGTTTATTCAATAATAAGGATTCCATTAAAGGATCGCTTCCAAAATAAGTATCTGCATTATATGCAGTATCACTTGTTGTTGTATCAAATTGACTTTGATTAGATCTATGTTTAAAAAAACAATACAATTTTAATAATTGTAATTCTTGTTCAGATAAGAAATTATCAATTACTTTATATTTAAAATCTTTTCCTATAATGCCCAACATACTACTGAATACCTTGTTCCTTTTGTTACTGGTTTTACTGTGTGAGGATATAAAAAATTACTAGGCCAAACTATTAAACGATTTGCTGTTTTATTCACCATTATTTCATTACTTCCATCTGGTTCTCTAAAACATAAATCACCACCATCATAATCATTATTTAACATAAAAATCATGCTCATAGTTCTTGGAACACTTGCTTCATGATCAACATGCCAAGTATAAAAACCAGTATTTTCATATTTTAATAAAGATATATTAGAAATAGTTCTAACACTAAAATCAATTATTTTTTTATCTTCTTGATAACGTTTAAGAGATGAAAAAAATATTTTAGTTAAATAATTAGCCCAATGCATTTCTGTATAACTTGTTGTCATAACATTATTTAAATACTTAGTCATTGTTTTTCTAATGTTTGTATCTTCAATTCCTCTTGGATCATTATTATCACCAATAATTTTTGCTTTCTCAAAATTAACATCATTACAATACTTTAATAAATTTGAAAGTACTTGATATGGTATAAAATTATCGTACACACCTATGTATTTTTTTAAATCCATTTTTTAGCTTTCCAAATTAAATTTTTATAATAACTATGAATATATGTAAAGTAATTAAAATTTTCTTTGTCTACTTTATCTACATTTAATTCTTTAATTTCATGTTTCCAATTATCTCTTTTAAATGGAAAAACACACATAACTGGAGAATATTTTTCTAATATCCATTCACCTTCTTGATTCATAATAATAGGAAAATTTACAGGTAAATTAAAATCGTCAGTATCTACTATACCTGCAAGTGGTGTAAATCTTTTATCTGGATTATTTAAATGTTGAATAAATAAAGTTGAATATCCAGGTGGAGTTTTAACAACCCATGGATTTAAAATTTTAAAAAATTTTTTTCCTTTATTATCGTTAAAAAATGGACATTTGTCTCCACCTAGTTGTCTTGGATCATGTCCTTCACCACCAACATTTATATTTAATCTTTTAGCAGCTACCATAAAATGTTGATTTAAATTTGTAGTTATAATTGTATCTTTTTCATTATTTTTTTCAGGGTTTTTAAAATTGTGGTTAAAATAAATATCAGTAGATGCTTTAATAATATATCCCGTTTTTAAAGCATCTAAAAAAGGCATGCATGCTTTAATAGTTCTATTTAAATGGTTTTTATTATTACCTGAATATCCATAGGAAATAGGTAAATCTTTAAACCATTCTGGTAAAAATTTATTTGTTGGTTCGGGATGTAATTTTTTATCTTCTAGCAAAAAAGGTAATGCTAAAAATTGAATTTTTCTTTCAAACATTCAATGTATATATCACATTTAAATTTAAATTAAAGTGTGATGTTATATTTCTTTGTAGCCTCTAATAACCGTATTAGGTATACTTTTCTCTAAAGCATTTATTAAATTTGTTGCTCTGACTGGTTGTGTAATAGAATTTAAATTTAAGTTTTTTAAATTTGATAATATAGTTTTCCACTCTGAAGGATGTGGTATATTACTTTTATTATTATCTAAAGTATAAGATATATTTTTAATTAATTTATCTAAACCTTCTTGAATTTGTTTTGGTGTAAACCAATTAGGTTTTCCTTGCTCTATAGTAGAATCATCACTTTCAAATAAATAATCCCCCATAATTAAAGAACCATTATTTATGGTAAAATTATGACTATCATATTTTATTTTATTAAAATCTTCATCTGATATTTGTATAAATGAAAGATCACTAACATAGCTCTGTAAAAAATTTTTGTTTTCATCATTAAAACAAAGTAAAAATAAATTATTTTTTTTGTAAGATAAATATTTAGCCATATTATTGTCCTAAATTTTCAAATACTACTAATAAACCAGAGTAACCTGGATTTCCATTTGGTCCAGGTGAGTTTCCTGAATTTGAAGATCCACCTTGGCTACTTGCTGTTTGATCTACACTAACAGAAGCATTTGCATTTTGTGAAATGATTGTACTTATTGTACTGTCTATTGTATTTCCAGATAATGCTTGTGTACCGTCTGCCAAACCAGTTTGTTTAAATCTAGAATAATCTAAAGCAGATTGTGAAAAAGATGATTGAGGAGCAGTTATAGATTGTACAAGACCTGTTGAACTCGTATAAGGAGAAGCATATGTAATACTTGTTGGTCCATATCCGCTTCCACCAGCTCCACCAGTAGCTGTATAGTTTGTAGCAAAAGCTGAAGGAGAGCCAGCACTTCCAGGGCTAGATCCATTATATCCTCCGCCTCCTCCTGATCCTGCAGCACCGAGTGAATATGGAACAGCATACGGTTGAGAAATATTAATTCCAAATAAACCATAACCACCCCAATCTCCAGGTGTTCCTCTATTACCACCACACCAATATCCATTATTAGGTGCTCTTCTTGCGCCCATTCCTCCTCCTCCGCCTGCTCTTAAAAAAACTTGAATTGCATTAGCTTGTGCGTTTGCTGTGAAAGTACCAGACGCAGGTCCACTTACAGCAGTTTTTAAAATATAGCCACCACCACCAGAAGTACCTGATGATGCAGCAGTAATTCTACCATCAGCATCAACAGTAATGTTTGCTGTTGTATAAGACCCTGCTGTAACTGCAGTAGATTGTAATTGATTTGGTCCTACAGAGTTAGCTGCAAGTTTAGATTGTGTAATTGTTGAAGTAACAATATTATTCGCAACAACAGAGTTAGCTGCAAGTTTAGTAGCAGTAATTGTTGAAGCTGCAATATTATTACCAAGAACAGCACCTGCTGCTAATTGAGTTGTTGTAATTGTTGAAGTTGTAATTTGAGCTGCACCTACTGTTCCAGATAATGTAGATAAATCTACTGTTCTAATATCTGTTCCATCTGCATATAAAATTTTAATTGCTTTATCAGTTGTTGACCAAGTTATTCCTGTTCCAGTTGATGCATATTTAAATGTAACTGTGAATGCACCAGTCGTTCCATTCGATACGATCCATGTTTTAGTAATTCCATTTGGAACTGTTACAATTTGGTTTCCTGTAATTGTTCCTGTAAATTTTAAAACAGCATTTTTAGCATTTGATAATGCATTTTGTGTTACTACAAGAGCAGTAGTTTGAGCACCACCTGCAATTGATACATCTTGATATCCAACGATTGCTTGTTGAACAACTGTTAAATTTGTATTTGTAATTTGTCCCCATGTACCAGCGTTTTCGCCAGTTGCCATTAATTGAAGGGCTAGTGTTGTAGTATAAGTAGAAGCCATTTAAAATTCCTTTGTTTTTAATTTTTAAGATATTTTAACATTTATGTCAAATATAAATATTTTTATATTTAAGCTGCTGTATTAACAGGTGTCCAAGTAGAAGGCAATCCTGTATTTACTGCGGCCCAAGCTGTACTATATAACTGACCGGTAGCTACAGTCAAGCTATTTCCTATTAAATCAACATTAGCATTAGCGGTAGCTGAAACAGAGCCTTGAACTAATGTTAAAGTTTGCCCTGTTACAGTAGCATTTACAGATATTCTTGCAATAACGGAATCTAAAGTTAAAGTTAATTGTTGACCCGTTACGTTAGCATCAGGACTTGGATCTACAGTACCTTCCTCTAATATTAATTGTTGACCAGATATATTAATATTAGCATTAGCTTTTACAGAAACAGAATCTTCAGATAATGTTAAAGATTGACCTGTAACTAAAGCATTTACCGATATTTTTGCAAAAACAGAATTTAAAGTTAATGTTAATTGTTCCCCTGTTAAAGGAATATTAGCAGTACCACTAGTTTGTATAGCACTACTTTGAGAAATAACTGTTGCGCCTACTGGATGAGTTTCAGGAGTTGTTCCATATAAACCTCTTGTTAAACCATTTAATATAAATACG